CCTCCACCTGCTCCAGGCGCACTGACGATCACCGCAAAATCGCCTGAAGCTAACGCAACCAACGTACCTGTCACGGCCAACGTCACTGCGACGTTCAGCCAAGCTGTGAACTCGGACACGGTCACCACGACCACGTTCAGGATGCGAGCTCAAGGTGAGACGACTGATGTACCGGCAAAGGTCGAACCAGACGCCGCGCATCTCGTATTCACGCTCACGCCCAATGCTCCCACTACTGCGGGCACCCAGTACACCGTCACGATCGACGGCACCGTCAAGGATGCCAGTCCTCAGGGCGTTGCACTCGGGACTCCCGTATCGTGGAGCTTCACTACCGCATCTGCCGCGCCCCCAGGACCGCCGACTCCGGCGCCTCCAGGAGCGCCTACGATCCAATCCGTGACGCCGGCTAACGGCACCACGGGGATCGCGCTTAACGCCAAGGTCGTTGTGACGTTCAGCAAGCCCATGAATGCCGCGACGATCAACTCGAGCACCTTCACCCTGCGTGCGAGTGGGGCTCAGTCAGACGTGCTGGCGAAAGTCAGCATGAACGACGCGGGCACCGTCGCTACACTCATGCCGAACAACCCGACGGCGGCTAATACGACCTACACTGTTACGGTGTCTGGTCGAGTGGCCGACGCCGACAATGTTCAGTTGGGTTCAGACGCGGTCATCAGTTTCACCACTGGCGCTGCGTAGACTAACCCGAGGGGGCTCGGGCAACCGGGCCCCTTCTAACTAGGAGAGATCATGGCGGATCACGATTTCCAGGTAGAAGACCCGAGCAAGTTCAAGAAAGACGTCTGGGACGAAGAGTTGTTGGAGAAGGACGTGAAGCATGTTGGCACTGATCTCGATGTGTATCGCAAGCGTTACCGTGCTCCTGATGATAGTCCGCGAGAGCCAGTGGAGTAAAGAACGCTGGCGCCTTTTAGACCGGATCATGGAACTATCCGCGCTCACCGGCATCAGTGACGAGGCACAGGGCGCGAAGAAGGTTGAAGTCGCAGAAGCCAAAGCGGCGATCAAGGCGCAGTTGGCAAGGCGATCAACCCTGGTATTCAGAACCCCTGAGGCTCATCTGCTCAAGCCGAAGTAGGTCTCTTGGCAAGCCCTTCTGACTTTGCGGGACAGAACTCTCTCACCTCTAGTCCTCAGGCACCAAACGATTCGACATCCACGATGCCGCAGGGCCGCGGTGCATCAAAGCCCCCCAAGAAGGACCAAATGCCAATGGGCCCATTCGCCGGTGGCGCGCAAGGTATCCGCAGCATGTTCGCCGGCGGCAAGGACGACATCGTCCGCGACAAGGTCAAAAAGATTGACAAGCGCCGCATCGACCCCGCCTACCCCTTCCAGTTAGAATTGACTGAGCGCATCAAGGCCCTGGTCTTCCGCTACTACAAAGAGGGCGCGTTCGAGAAGACACAGTTCTCTCGTAAATGGATGCGAAATGTCCTGATGTACCAGGGCTACCACGAGCTGGAATGGTCTGAGATAAACGTCGCGTGGGAAGCAATCATCCGGGACAGTGGCGACTACGCTTTCCCGAACAATTACCTGCGGTCGCACGTCAACTATGGAACGGGCATGTATGTCAAGAACGCGCCGGCCTTCACGTTCAGGCCAACTGCCGACGATTTTGACGCGCAGCAGATGTCTGAGGCCGCCCGGCACGCGCTGGACATGGCCAAGCAGAACATCGCGTACGATCAGTTGCGGGCGCTAGAAGCAGTGAATCTTCGTCTGTTCGGCAACTCATTCCGTTATACATTCTACAGCATCGATCCCCGTTTTGGGACAGTATCCTCCCCAGTGTACCAGGACCGCGAGATACAACTTGACGAGGGGTACTACCAATGTGACCAATGCAACGAAGTTGGAGAAGGTCTGCAACTTGCTTGCCCGACTTGCGGTTCGACCGATGTGACTAACCAACCGCCGGCTCTCAGCCAGGCGCAGGTGCCGGTCAGCCAGACTGAATACCCCAGGGGCCAGGAGTGTACGGAGGTAATCAATCCCCTTGAGGTCTATGTACGAGCAAGCGCGAAGAATCAGTTCGAGGCCCCGTATATCATCCGTGCACGGGCGGTCGATAAGGTCGTTCTTCAATCCGCCTATCCAGAAGTTGAGATTCAGGGCACAGAGAAGGCGGGAGAAGACCTCAGCCTCATCTACCAGGAGTCCCTTGCGGACCTCCCAGGAGATCCGACGCAGTACGCGGCATGGTACGAGCGCGCCACGTCGAACTATAAGACCATCTACATTCAAGCTTGGCTACGACCAAGTCTCTACTTCCACGATGATGAAATGATGGAGAAGTTTCCGGATGGTCTTTGTGCGTTTATTGCGGGGGAGACTCTCCTTGAGGCACGAAACAAGTCGATGGACGACCAGTGGGCACATTTTATCTACAATCCTGTTCCGGGCCGCTTCTGGGGGGACGGGGACGATGACTTGATCCCGAAGCAGCTCCAGTTGAACGAAGTGGAACGATTAATCATTCGGAACATCGCGTACAACTCCGTACCGCAGACGTACATTGACTCGAGCCGTATCAACAAGAACGCGATTGTCAACGACCCGGGGGAGATTAATGAAGTCAAGCCGGGGGGTGGCCGGCCCATCTCGCAGGCCATCTTCATGACGCCGGGCCAGGAGTTGCCGAACGAAGTCCACGTTTGGCGCGCTGACATTCTTAAGGATTTTGAGTACCACAGCGGCGTGTTCGGCAGCGCCATCGGCGAGCATCAACCAGGAGTGGACACACTGGGGGGCCAGCAGATGTTTGCGGCTCGTACCGAGCAGAACCTCGGGCCCGAGATGCTCCATTACAAGGAGGCGAACGAGCTTTGGGCGCGGCAGATGCTCAAGGTGGTCGCCGAGAATTGGCTTGACGAACGCGTGCATGCCGTGCAGGGCATCAACGGGAACTGGGAATTTACGAAGCTTCGGGGCGCTCTCATGGACGTAGATCGGGTGCAGATAGAAGCGCGTATTATAACCGCCGATCCAGCTGAGCAACAGGCCCTCATTCAGGCCATCTCAGTACAGGCCCTCAACCCTCAAGATCCACGAGTTGTACGCAAGCTCCTCGAGGTCTTTAACCTGCCGACGGACCTGGACGGGTTTAGCATGGACGCGAAAGTTCAGTGGAAAGAAATTGAACTCATGAAAAAGGGGCAGCAGGTAATGCCGCTCCAGTTCGTCCACAATGACAGCATTCACGCTGAGGTATGCCGTCTGTGGCTGAACAGCGACGAAGCCGACACGACGGATCCTGAGATCAGGCAGATGGTCTACGAGCATCTTCTTCAACACCTTATGCACATGGGCACACAGATGAAGCTGGGCGGCGCGATGACAGCCCACGCCCAAGAGGGGGCCGATTCAGGCGGGCCCGGAGCGGGCGGCGGTGATAGTATGGGAGGGGGTGATCCAGGACAGCAGGAGCCTCCGGGTTTAAGCGGCGCGCCGCAGGCCGGCGGCTCGAAGCAGCCATCCCACTCGGATAAGCAGATGAGAGCCCGGAAGGGGCAAGCGGCACGGCCAAAGGGTCAGCCATCTCATGGAAATCAATACGGTAGGAGGGCAAGATGAAAGACAAGATACCGAACACTTTTGGCGATATCGAGAGACAAATGGACAAGTCCGACCAGGCCAAGAAGGCCAAACGGCATGTAAAGGGCAAGCGCGATGCTGAGCGAATTATCAGGGATGCCGACAAAGAAGTCTCCAAGAGTCCATTAAGTAAGATGCGACGGTTGTACTGAGAGGTTGTATGGCGGCGAGAAAATCAGGAGAAGCGCTCGTTTATAAGCGCACATTGGTGCCGACGATCAGTGAAAAAGATCCGTCGGATAACCCGTCGTTCGGGGACATGTGGATCGACATCTCGGTGAACCCGCCGGTGGTGAAGATCTTGGACAGCCTGTTGACGCCGATAGTCGTAGTCGGTGGGGCTTTAGCTCCCCCCGTGACAATTACCGGGACGAACCCGGCGACCGTGCCGTTCACAATTGTGGGGGCCGCGGCTCAGGCGTCGCATTTGGTGGACATCACGAACTCGGTGCCCACCAACATGCTTTTTCTGACCAAGGACGGTAACCTTGTCTTAAATCCGCAAGCGAACTTGTCTGCAGGAGAGGGCGGACCTGCACATATACTTTTGAACATGTTTGGGACTACAAGCGCGGGCTTGGTGATAAAAGCCGCGGCAGGTACAACAAATGGTTCAGATTTCTTGGCCTTCGAGGATGCGGGTGGCGGCGTATTAACTTTTGTGCAAGGTGACGGCAGTGTGTCCATTGGTGTGCGTGCGGCCCAAACAACCACAACGGCGCTTGGAGTTTTTCATTCCGCCCCTACCACTACGACTCCGACCTTGATCGTAGGGCTGTCTCAATCGAATCCAGTTCTTCAAGCCTTTGCCTCGACGACACAGCGGCAGGTCCAGATTCGCCGGAATGACACACAAGCGGTTGACATCTTCGACATAACCAACGCGGCCGGTGGTACAGTGTTGGTTGGCGTGGGATCTAATGGCCAAGTAAGTATTGCCGCAACAAGTACAGTGACCCCGTTCACCATCACACCGAATACCGGGACTTCAACGGTCTTCCAAATCGCGGCTCCCACTGGATTCGGAGGGCTGTTCGTCGATTGGGCAGTGAATGCGGTAAGCATGTTCAAAGTTGATTTGCATGGGAATACGACTTTTGGGGACGGGACAGTGGCGCCTACAGTGGGGGCTAATCAGATTGGGTTCGGGTCGACAACGGCGACATCAGCGACTGCAGGAGTGAATGGGGCGGTGCCAGCGCAGGTCGCGGGTTACTGGATCGTAAACATCGCGGGGACACAACGGAAGATTCCGTTTTATGCGACATAGGGGGTCTTATGTCAGTCAACATTTTTAGGACGACAACTATACCGACAATCTCGAGTGCCCGACAGCGAAATCTTTTGCCGACCGCACCTGATCCTTATCCTGACCCGGCAACAGGAGACCTGTGGATCGATATGTCACAGACGCCGCCGGTGTTGAAGGTCTTGGACGGGGCGTTGTCGGGCGTGACAATTGCCACGCCGCCTGGCACACCAACGGGGACGCTTCAGTTCAATAGCGCCGGGGCATTTGGAGGCGTTATAGGTTCAACGGTTGGCGCGACTGGGGCAGTGACTCTTTCTCCCAATTCAGGTATTGTACCCCTAACACTTACTCCAGTTGGCAACACGAACACCGGGCTAAGTATTTTTAACATGACTGGCGCGACAGTTGGCTTGTCGATTCAGCGCGGTTCCAGTACAGGCGACGCCATAAGAATTTTGAACGGATCCGCAGGACAAATGGTGACGTTCAATGTTGACCTTGCAACAGGTCCGGTTCTCAAGCTCACGACTGCCGCAACCGAAGACAAACCGGTTCTTCAGCTCCGCCGTCCAAATGCTGCGGCAATCACAGATCTTTTCCAGGTGTATGATTCGGGCGACGTCAACCTTGTGTTCCTGGTGAATCCCAGTGGGCCAACAACTGGGACCGTCAGGATCACGCCTCTTAGCGGTCTCCAAGGTCTGATAATCAACACTACAGGAACATTTCCTGATGGACTAATTGTGCAGCACGGAGGAGCCAGCGTACTCAGGGCGGGTCGCAACGCTCTGAACATAGCAGCGGCTCAGTCAGTTGGAGTTTCAATAGGCGGCGGAGTCGAGGTTCACCTTACGACTCAATCTTCACCAAGCACTTTGGACATTGTGCTTCAGACTGGGCCAGTGTTAGGCTCGCGGTTGATTCAGGGTAGCACATTCGGCACGAACGATGTCACGCACTCACTTGTCACCGGCTCAGGCGGGTGGGCAGTCTTCGAGAACAACATTGCCAACGCCGGCGTGATGATCAGCACTAGCGGCGCTCTGCCGATCTCGATCCGGCCGAATAGGACAGAGACCGGGAAGTTTCCATCTGGCGGTGGGCTCGTGTTGCTTCAGGCGGCCCCGACTGTGGCGGCGAGCCAGGTGGGTTATGGCGCGACGACTGCGACGACAGTGGGCGCTGCAGGTGGAGCTTCAGCGCTTCCGGCAACCCCGACTGGCTATTTGATCATCAACGTAGCAGGGACTGCTCAGAAGATCCCATACTACGCCAACTAAGGAGGCATCATGAGGAGGATTCTATGTTCCCTGCTGTTTTTACTGCTCTGTACTTGCACGTTACGGGCCAACGACACTTGGTTGGAAGACCCGGTAAACCACCCACCGGTGACGAGGAAAGTGGCGAACAAGAACTTCTGGATAGCGGCGACGGCGATGGCGCTGGCGAGCCTGGCCGACGGGATAACGACTAGACGAGCTTTAAATAACGGTGCGGTTGAGATGAACCCGCTCTTTGGGCGCCGGCCATCTAATTTGCGGCTCTTTGGGATGGGTTCGCTCTTGACAGGAGGGATGATCACAGGTGTATACTTCTTGAAGAGGTGGGACGACCCTGATCATCCGAGTCACTATTGGCTTATTCCAGTGGTGGGACAAGTTGGGGCTGAAACCTTCTTGGCCATACACAATGAGCGTTTGGCAAACCGATTGAGGAGATTTCATCGTGAACACTAATATCGCAAAGCTGATGGGGATCGTCGGAACGCAGACCGTACAGATCACCCTTCTGCAGGAACGAGTCACTGAGCTTGAGGGGCAGTTGAAAGACGCCCTGGCCCGGGTAATCGAGCTGGAACCAAAAGAGGCCTTGACAGCCGTAGCTAAGTAACGTAATCTTGTAGTCCTGGGGGATTTATCTATGGGCACACCCGCGAACATCGCGGCCACGTTTGAAGAACTTCCATCGGTCACACCTTCGACGACCAGCGCTGACGCGCCGAAAACGTCGACCGATACTCCTGACGCCAAAGTAGACTTTGCTGCAGACGCTAGTGAGCCGGCAAAGGTCGACGGCAAGACGGACACGAAGTTCACTGATCCAGATGCTTCAGCGACACTGGCTTCTCTGAGAGACCTGGGGATCACTCCTGCAAACGCGAAGGAGTATGTTGACGCCCAGCGGACGTTGCAGAACGTCGCGTACGCTCTGCAGCACAGTCCTGGCGACATTCTGAACGAGTTGCGCCAGAACAATCCGGAGGCATTTGAGAAGTTCATTGATGTCGCAAGTGACATGTACCTGGAACGGCATCCCGTCAAGGCTGACGGAACAGCGGACGCTGGCAGGGGTGGAGCCAGCGAGTCGGTACGCCAGAATGACCCACTGATGAAAGAAGTCCAGGCGCTCAAGCAAGAGCTTGGAGAGATGAAGTCGGTGGCCCAGCAACGGGCTGCCAATGACCGACTGGGTGAACTCAAGAAAGAGTACACCGGCAAGGTCAACAAGATGCTGGACCGTGTCCCAGGGCTATCGGCAAGAGATCGCCGGGCGCTCGTGGCGCTGACCAGCGAATCTCTGAGTGAAGACACGAGTGCTGTGGCAAGAGTTAATGGTGGGGATTTCAGGGACGTGTCGAAGCACCTCCAGAGAGTCTATGACTCCTGGTCCGCCGATACCAAGACTGCTTCTTCCGAAGAGCACGCCGCACGAGAGACTGTGAAAGCGAACGGCGACCGTGTGATCCCGACAAGCGCCGGCACTGAAGCCGGGGGCGAGAAGGCTGACGATGCCAAAGGTACTCGGGCAAGCCAGAGGGACGCATGGGAGAGTTCTGAGCTGGAGTTCGCCAGGGCGTTGAACAAGACTCGGAAGTAAGACTGAGAGATTCTTATGGCCGCTTTTGATTTAACTGCAGCCGATCCCCTGATGAAGATTCACTTCAATCCGCGGATCATCAAGCAGTTCAACACGGCCGCGGTACTGTACAACCGGATGTTCGAGGGTAAGGGCATCCCGATCAGCAACCGCGGACTGGAAATTCCGCTTCACGTCGGACCTAACGCCGACTTCACTTGGTACGCAGACGGCGGCACCCTGCCTCAAGGCAGCGGCCAACGTCTGACTCGTTCGTCTGTCGGCTTCCAAAGTTTTGCGCTCGCAGTGCAGTTCACTGGCGCCACGCTCGACGCAGTCGGGGACGACGCTGTGACATACGCTCGGGCGCTCACCTTCAACGTCAAGAATGCCACGGTCGACGCCATCAAGTACCTCAACATCTACTCGTTCTTGGACGGGACGGGCATCCTGGCCAAAGTGGGCGCCGGCAAGACGCTGTCGACTACGGCCGACAACACCGCGATCCGGGCCGACGGCAACGTCGACAACGCCCGTTATTTGCGAGTTGGGATGACCGTTGACTTCATGACCGGCGTCACGACCCCGGTACGTGCGACTGCGACGATTAAGCGCATCGACACGCCCCCGGCCGTGGCAGTCGGGCCACCAACGCCTGTCACGTTTGACACGGGCCCAGCCACTGTAGCTGCGACCCTCGTGACTGGCGACGGCATCGTTGTGACCGGCTCGTTCAACCGCGTGTTGACCGGCCTGGCCGCAATCGTCGACGACGGGACTGTGGCTCCGGTGTTCCAGAACATCGTGCGCTCCAGCTTCCCCGAGTTCAAAGGCAATTTAATCTCCTTGACCGGCTCTCCTGCGCTGTCCCGCGACCATCTGCGTCGGTCTATCGCTCTAATCCAGATCGTCCGCGGGTCCGTCAACACTGGCGACCTCGAACTCTGGGCTCACCCCGCGCAGTTGCACTCGTACGCGGACATGGGCTGGACGCTCAAGCGCTACCTGAACAATATGAAGAAGTTGGACCTCGGGTACACCGCTTACGAATGGGAAGGTATCCCGTGGGTCATTGACACGGACGCTCCCAAAGACACTATTTACCTGCTCGACTCTGAGTCTCTGCTGAAAGTCACCGCCCGCAACCTGTCGTTCGACGATAGGACCGGCGCGATCCTGCGGCAGGTTCCCTCGGCGACGTCAGGACGGTACAACGACGCATTCGTGGCGTTCTTGCTGGCGCGCTTCAACCTCGGCGCGTACAGTCCGAACTCCAACACAAAAATCTCGGGGCTCGGCGTCCCGACCGGATACTAGGAGGCGATCATGGCAGCTTCATTGGCAGCAGCAAACGTCAAGAAAGTCTTCAGTATCCCAGGGATTCAGCAGCCTTTGGCAAACTACAAGGGTCAGAGTTTCTTTGCGATATTTGAGATCGATCTTGACAACTCCTACCCGGACGAGGGTTATGTCCTCACGGCAGGAGCGCTTGGGGTCACGTCACTTGTCGCGGCGTATCCTCTCTGCATGGGAGTCAACGTCGACACCGACGCTTGCCCGATGGCAGCCATCGACAATGGTGCGATTGCCGCGGGCACAATCAAGATCCTGATGATGGGTGCGGCAGGCAGCGCGACCGGGCTCACTGAGCTAACGGCCGCGGCTGACCTTTCGACCAAGCGTCTGGCTCTCTTGGTGACAGGCATCGTTTAACAATTCAGGCCCCCTCCCTTGATCGGGAGGCTTGCCCTTGTGGCAATATTGGGCCTTGGGCGGGGAGCTTAGTACGCCACCATGTGAGTGGGCGCACTCAGTGATGGGGCAAACGCAACCGATACATCGCGTGGCTTGAGCTCCCCACCCCCGGATTCTTAGGAGGAAGTTATGGCACAGACTAACACTGCAGTCCAGTTTACCCCGGTTGAGGGCTTCCATGCCTACTTGGTGCCGGGCAACTACTTCCAGGGCATTCTGGAGATCACTCTCGACACGGGCGGCGCTTATGTCGCTGGCGGCTACTCGACTCCGACTGTTGCTCAGATCGCGGCGGCGTTTGGCACGGGCGTGCAGATCGCTAACATTGAGTGCGAAGGGTTCGCCCGCATCGGCGCAGCCGGCGGTACAGCCCTTGGCGTGGCTTACGACCGGGTCAACAACAAGCTTCAGCTGTACGGCTCCAACGGCGCGGCACAGGCCCCCTTCATCGAGTTCGTGGGGACCCCGTCTGCCGGCACAGTCGTTCGACTCTTTGTCACGTTCCGATAGAGGTGATTCGTGGCAGCACGTACACTTTCGACGCAGAAACAGTTCCCTAACGGGTCGCTCCTGAAGATAGGCGTCCCGGCCATCGCGCTTGACACGACTACGACCGGTCAGCAGTTCAGTTCGACGTTCTGCATCCCGGAGACATCGAGCCTGTGGCGCGGCCGTCTTCAGATCGAAGCTGTGGCCAATGACACCGCGGCGTCGATCACGGGATTGTCCGTAGATCTCGAGGGCGATCTCGACGGCACCGGCACCGCTTTCGCTAAGCTGTACACGAACATTTTTACGTCTGGCATTGCCCTTCCTTTGTTCGCTAACTCTCAGGGCACGGCGCCGATTCTCACGACCCAAGTGGGCGCTGATGTGTCAGGGCTCGGGGCAGGATGCCAGTTCCGGCTCAATGTCACGGCTCTTACAGCGTTTGCGGGCGGGGCGACTGAGATTCAACTTTGGGTGACGATCGGTTAATATGCCCGAGATACCCATCGACCTGACGCCGCGGAAGCGCGACGACGGCAAGCTGGACCTGATCGGTAAAGACGATGCCGGCGGTGAGTATGTGGCGCGCACTTGCGAGACTGGGAGTTTCACCGCTCAAGATGCAGAGGGCCTTGCATTCGCTGATCGCGATCGTGTTACTCCAAGCATGTTGGTACAAAATGTTGTGGCAGAGCAGGAGAAAGAGAAAGCAGATCGCGAATCGGCGTACGAAGACGAGCTTATGGCGGCGGCCGGGCCAGTTGTTCACGGCGCGTTACATGCGTTCTGGGGCAAAGGGTACGGACAGGGTTCAGCCTTAAGGAAAGACGGCGGGTTCCACAAGAGCCGCTGGATATTTGACAGATTCGGAAATTCACAGGAGGTGTGAAGTGGCAACTCTCCCAGCAATGCGGTTGGAAGTATCAGGCAACGCGGACGGCACCGCGACCTTTCGTCTTTCACTGAGCACACAGCAGGGCCCCGGCTCTCTCGTGGCGCTCTGGAAGCTGACGGAAGCGCAGACCGACACGCTCATCACCAACCTGGACGCTGCTGACGGCGTCTTCGTGGTGTACGACTTCCCGGAACAGGATGCCGGTGCAGATCTCGGCGTTCCTGGCTTCTACAACACTCAATAAGGAGACACAATGGCTTGGTTTGTTTACTCGCCGGAAGCGTTCCCCGGCACGCACGAAAACGGGCGCAAATACGAGTACATCCAGGTGCTCGGCCATCAGGTAATCCTGAAGGAAAACACCTGGACTAAACTGGAGGGCCGCTACACCAAGCGGCGCTTCGACAGCTACCTCGATGAGACGGGCCACGAAGACCTTTTCATGGCCGAAGAGGTAGCTGAAGCGATCTCGAGGAAGTATGGCTTTCGCGGCGTCATGGTCACGGAGGCCCTACCCGGCTCCGACACCTGCAAGCAACTCGAGGCCGAGTCGAAGGAGCGCAACTTGACGCTTCGTCGGGCCATCATCCTCGAGTTCGAGCAGAACCGCTACCACGCCCAGATGACCGGGTTCGGGCGCTTGACACCGACCCTATTTGAGGTCGAGTGCTACAAGCTCCTGGGCCAGAACATCCCAAGCGCGGGGTTCGCGAACGAGAACAAGGCCGTGACCGTGTCCATGCCGCCGGAACTCACCGAACTGCTCAAGAAGCTGACCGAGCAATTGAGTGGGGCCTCCGAGCGAAGCGGCGCGGCGCAGCCCGTCAGAGAACAGGTGAAGTCTTAGGAGGGTCCAGTGAACACCGTCGACCTGCAGAATCTAGTGGCCCGACGTGTGCCTGGCTTTGACCCGTCCGAGTACTTGTCGGAGTTAAACGACGCCTACCAAGAGGCGTATGACATCATAATTCAGCTTGACGACAGCTACTTCACCGACATAGCGACGGTGACTGTCAACACTCAGCAAGACAATTTTGACCTTCAATGGAACCAGGATGCGGCGCTGGATACTGCAGTCAGCCGGCGCCTCTTCCAAATTGACCGTGTGAGGTTGCTCTTTGCTAATTCTAACGGTTGGATACCTTCTGACCATTTACACTTCAATCAGGCCGACTTTCTGGCGCAGCAGCAGAACCCTACGCCGGGCGGCCAAACTACTGGCCCAATGTTTCACGTGCTCTACGGCCGCGACCAGATCAAGTTCTCCCGTCCACCCGTAGTGGGCACCAAGATCGAAGTCACATTCTCGAGCGAGTTCATGCCGCTCACCACGCTGAGCGCCGGGACCGTCACGTCTGCTGGTGCAGTCCTCACCGGGACCGGGACCAAATTCACCCAGCTACTCGGCCCTGACTTCCAAGGCGATCTTCCCGGCGGCTCTTTCGGGCTCGAAATCGAGGCCGAGCTTATCGCCGGGGGTTTTACACAGCGTGTTAAGACTGTCACCGATGACACGCACCTAACATTGTTCACAGCGCCGCCTGTAGCGTTGTCAGGGGCGACCTACACCCTGGCGACTGTCCCCGACATTCCAAGCCCGCATCACAGGATAATCTCGACGTTGGCTACTCGTAACATCTTGACGACTCCGGCCGAAGACGACCGTTTCACAGAGTGGGCAGCTAGGTCACAGCAAGCGATTGAACGTATGAAGGATTCAGTGCTGCAACGCCAGCGTCAAAAGAACGCTCGCAAAGCACGCTTTCCGTTTGGGGCGGTGCGCCGTGGCAGATTTACTGGTGTACGGTAGATGCTCCGAGTGTGGCACTCGGCTGTTGAAGCCGGCGGAACATGTCGATCCTGACGGCAATGTGCCGATCTGTGTCACCTGCTACGCTATCCTGGAGTCCATTGGAACGTCTCAATGGTTGTGTCATTGTCATCATGAGTGGAAGAAAGAGCAGGCGTTTAAGAAAAGATTACTAGAAGGTCACTAAAGTGGCTTTAAAGCAAGCAAAAGTCGAGCGCGGGTTCACCGAGATTTGGAAGGGTCACACCGGCTTCAACAGTTACACTGACCCGGAAGCTACCAGTGTGAGCATGTGGTCGGCTGCGACAAACGTCTATTCAGGGCTCTTTGGGGCTGTCCGACGGGCTCGGACTGCGACCATTGTCCGGGCGACTGTCACGACCGGCTTCCCTACTCAAGCCTCCAACTCTTTCCAGACGCTCTATCCCTTCAGAAGCGGCTCGGCTAATTCTGTGCCGATCAAGTCTGCAGTTCGGGTGGGAGTCGCCACCACAATTACGACAACCAAACAACACGGTTTCATGATAGGCGATTCGGTCACAATTGCCGGAGTGACAGGTGGTGCGATCAGCTTCAACGGAACTTTTGCCATCACTACGATCAACGCTGCTGCCTTCACCTTCGGATATACTCAGAGCAGCGGCAGCGAGAGCGGTGACCCAAACACCGGGACCGCCACCGTTGGAAGCTTCGACAACATCCTGGGAGACGTTGGGACCGGACGTATGTTTTCGTTCGAGACATCAGCTTACACCGCACAACAACGCTTCAATCCCTATGTAGACCCGTCCGGCAGCGGTCTCACTTCGCTCTTGGGGCCTTGGATGCGAACGTCTTTGCTTAATCAGTCCTACGAGATGAACGGAACGGTCAAGCAGAAAGGTCGTGGGCCACATGCAACAGCGATTGACTCGTTCGGCCTAGACGCGCCGGATGCAGCGCCGGTTGTCAACGCCACGGCCGAAGTCGACGTGATCATGACAATCTCAGCTATTAGCAGGACTAATAATGTCGTGACAGTTACCATAGCCCCTTCTCACGGATTGATGATACCACAATTCGTGACGATCGCTGGAGTAAGCAACGCGACTTTCAACGGGACTTTCCAGGTTGCAACAATTCCCAACAACACGACCATCACTTATCCCCAAGTAGGACTGAACGTCGCATCAAGTGGTGGAACAGTCGGGGCGATCACGACAACCGGCATCGGGCGCTCTTGGACATACGCTTGGGAAGACGCTATCAATGGGCACATCTCGGCCCCAGCTCCTGTGACACCATATACCGTCTTGTCTGCCACAGCTAAAAACATCTTCATCGTCAATTCCGGTTTGGTCTCTACTACCATAGGTAGTCCCACTGTTGTGGGAACAACTGATCCTGTCTACGGGACGCCGGCCTTCACAGCAGCCTGGATTGGACGCAGTCTCTGGACAGTTGACGGAAATTACGGGCGTATTATCGCGGTTGCTGATGCATCACACATGACACTGGCAACTCCCGCGCCCTCTACCCAGCCTCCACGGCGCTTCATCATTGTTGATCCTCGTGTCACACACATCCGGGTTTATGCGACAGGAGATGGCGGCACGACCTACTTCCGCATCGCCAGAGTCGCTGTTGATCCCTCAAACAACACCGGCCATTTCTTTCTCAATGCTTCCGACGTTGTCACCGATTTCTTCACTGATGCTTTGAACACACAGCCTCCAGCTACTGGTTGGACCACGTCTGAGCAGCCACAGTTCTTCAACGTGCCGCCCCCAATTGGTCTGTTTATCCACGAGTATCAAGCCCGCAACATCGTGTACGGCGTGACCGCGGCGCTCCAAACTTTCTTTTACTCGAACCAGGAGTTCACAGGGTTCGGCTCACCGCCCGAGTCGTTTGCGCCCCTTAACCAAGTCACACTGCCGATAAGCGGCGCCAAAATCAATGGCATGGCGTCATTGCCGACCGGGCTTGTGATCTGGTCCGACAAACGGGATATGTTTAAGCTCACTGGTGTGTTGGTCGACAACAATGTCACGACCGACGTGAACATCGGGTCGTCGATCCAGCGTCTGCCGTATGACCTGGGCTGTGTGTCTCCGTACGCCACAGCTGTGACTCCTCTTGGCGTCTTCTGGGTAACGTCCGACCTTGAGGTCCGCCTGTTCACCGACAACCATGCGCCGCGCAATATCGGTCGACCCATCCAGAACGAATTGCAGAAAGTAGCTTCTACCAGTCGGTCGAAGATTCGTCTCACTTACTACCGAGTGCGGGATCACAACTGGCTGTGTCTCTCGTTCCAGACACCCAACGCGAACCAGGACGCCAATCTCATGTTCCTGTTGGACATCGACATCCTCGAGGCGGCTGGTGAGAGGGGTTCTTACATCTTCAACGAGACTGTCTCACAGCCGACCTGGTATCGGTACGACGCGAATCAAATGGGCGCCGGGTACGACTTCCTGACGATCGTCTCCGCTTATGACTCGGTCACAAAGGTATCCAGGCTCGTGTCCGGCGGTTTGGGTGCTCAAGACGGGCTTGGCCAGACCCAATCTTCCATCTTCGATCTGGACTTCAACGGTACAGATTTCAAGATCTCTGAGGAAGCCGTAGGAGGCAACTTCACGACCCACGCTTGGGGCAATAAAGACGCTGAGGTCATCAAGGACATCGCTTGGGCCCGCTTCTCCACGAACCGGACTTCAGCCCAATTGGCATCTGACGGATGGGTCTTTACGTTTCTGGGAATTGACGACGATGTCAGCACATTCGCGTCTCCTCTGAGCCTGACCCTGACGCCCGGGGCGAACGACGCGGCGACTCAAATGGGCACATTGGGGGGCTCCTCAAGCGGGCGACAGTTTGAATACGGCACTGGACTCTTCAGGCTCAAGGGTGCTACAATTACTGGGGGAGTAGCGACCCAACGTATCATGAGGGGCCGACGCATAAAGCTGACAATTACTTTCCCATCGACCGCAGGCACCGCGTACGAGTACCGTGGAGTGATGATCACAGGCTCTAAGTATCAACCGAGGTAATATGGCTCTTGGACTCTTCAGCGAGAACATGCTGGGCCAATACCTGATGGCCGGCATTAAACGGGGTGGCGGGGGCGGCGCTGGCGGCCCGGCTATGGGCATGGCCGGTGGCGAACCAGGTGACGCTCGTATGGAAGGCGATGACGGTGGGGCTAAGAAGCCTGAGGAGACCGATCAGGCCAAACAGACTGTCCAGGGGTCACCCGGGGCCGGAGAATCGTCCTGGATGTCTGGAGGAGGACGTGCCGTACGTCCTACAGAGACCGGCGGCTTCGATGCCGGCTACGCCCAGAATCTAGCGACCTTTGCTGGGCAGAACCTGGCCCGACCAGGCGGCAACCTGATGCTCAATCCATTTTCTAAAACTGAAGAGGGCTTCTTTCCAGGCGGCGAGCCACAGACCATGAACGCCTCGGCGCTCCAGCAGGCCAACTTTCCGGACCTGAGCTCGTGGGGATCAGCTCCACCGCCTCAAACGAGTAGTCCAAGTACACCGAATCCGTTTCAGCGATTTCAAAACAACACTTGGATGCGAGGGCCCCTACAACGGGCCGGGCTATTAGGGGGTAGGCTATGACTTTAAACTGGCATGACTTCTTATGGGGCGCGTCCGGCATTGACCACGCGTTCCTTGGCTTTCTACTGGGCGCGGCTAAACTAGCGTCCGGCATCGGAAGTCTGATTGGCAAGCGCAAAGGTGGCCCGGCATCGGCAATGTCCGGCACCGCGGTTGCAGCCGGCCAAGATGTTATTCATCGGTCTCGTGATCTAGACGCGTTTTACAAGGGTTATCTTCAAAAAGGCTCACCTCTCCTCCAAGAGCGGCAGCGCGCCGGGGCCGAGAATGTCGCCGGTGAGTTCCAAGGCGCTCGAGAATCGGCCTTGCAGAACCTGGCCGGCCGCGGTTATGGTCAAGGCGGCAGCGGCACTCAAGCCGGTCTAATGGGCGGCATGTTCGCAGCTCAAGCCAAGACTGGCGCCGACCAGTATCTGGAGAATCTT